GTTCGCTTGACCACGACCCATACCTGATCCTCGTCGCCGTTCGGGATCGAGGCGACCGACTCGAACAGGCCATCCGTAGTACGCCGGGCCCAGCCGATCACGTCCTGGTCGCGGTCGATCGACATCGTAGCCAGCACGCCATCACCGCGAACCATCCAGACGACTTGATCAGGCTCCTGCGCGAAGGCCATTTCGTAGATGCCACCGCGCGGGATGTGTTCTGACAGGACCGACACGTCAGGCGAGTTGAACGAATCGATGTCTGCCCGGTAGCCCAGGGCGCGGACACGTTCCCCGCCGCGCGTCACGAAGATGATCTCGTTCGCCACGCGGACCGGCCGGGTTGTGGCCACGCCGTAGGCGGTCTGGCTGCGGATCTGCACGTTCGTCGGGGTGATCGGCGAGTCATTGCCGCCCATCATCGAGAACTCGCCGCCGTAGGTCATCGGCAGCAGGATCCGCGTCGAGGCCAGATGCTCGATGGGGTTGATCTGGTCGCTGGCAATCGTGAAGCTGAAGCCGTCCGAATCATCGACGCCTTCGGAAAAGTTGTAATACTCGCCGGTCCGTGAGCCCCACAGCGTTTGCGGGTAGCCCGACGATCCGGCGCAGATCAGCCGTTGCTCGAACAGCGTCCCGCAGCGCGGGTATCCGTCCGTCGCATTCCAGACCTTTGAGCGCAAGGCCCAGCCGCCAGACTGCGCCGCCGTGGTCGAGTTCAGCACTGTTCGAATGGTGCCGGTGACCACTGTCGAACTGGTGAATGCCGTGATCTCGACCAAGCCGTCATTGATCTCGACGAACTTCCCGATGTCGGTCACTTGCGCCGAATTCTTGAACGCCGCCGCGCCGGCCGTCAGCGTGATGGATGCGCCTTCCGGATCCTTCGCGCTCGGCGTGAGCGTCGTCTTCGGCGATTCGGTCAGCGTCCAGGACTGCGAAGCAATGGGGCCAGCGGAGGCGAAGGCGTCGACAATTGTCACCGTGACGACTGTCGTAGAGGTGTAAGCGGTGATTGTCGCGAGCCCCGCTCCGCTGGTGATCTGTCGCCCGACATCGGACGCCTCGAAGCAGGCTGCAGCGGCTGTAGCCGTGCGCCCGGTGCCGACTGAAGCGGCGGAGAGCGTCAGGGTCGTTGCCGGCTTGTCGCCCTTTTCCTCGGACGGCTCTACCTGCCACGGCACCGCCGAGAGCTTCCAGACGGTGTTCGAGTAGCGCACCAAGCGATAGACAGGGTGCGACGGATGGAACAGGAACATCGTGTCAGCCGACTGGACATAGTGAATGTCGTCAAGCTGCGCCTCGGTGTAGGGGCTGGCCACTTCGACCGGCGTTCCGGTATTGAGGATCTGGCCGGTCGTGGTGTAGAAGCGCACATACAGGTCGCCGAACTCGATCACGAACGCCTGCGACCGGTTGAAGATGAATGGGATCAGGCGCGCGGCCTTGGTGCTGTCCTTGGTCTCTGCCGCAAACCGCGAGCCTGGCGCACGTTTGGCCCCGCCATGTACCTGCGGGATCGCGTTTAGGCATGTCTTAAGCCCGTTCTTGAAGCGAGCCACATCGACGCGCCCGAGCAGGCGGGGAGAAATTTCCCCAGCCGTGAAGTTGGTCTGGATGTAGTCGACGCGCGCCATTTAGCGCCTCGCCGCGAGGAAGGGGAAGTCCCCCATTTCGTCGGGCGTGTCTTCCTGCCCGTCAATCGCCTTGGCCTGTTTCAGCAGCCGCGTGAATTCCTGATACATCGAATCGCGCAGGCTGGTCGATTTGGTCAGCGCGTAGGCCATCGAAAACGCCATGTAGCGCGTCATGACCTCGACCATCTGCGAATCCCACGATGCAACGTCCTCGTTGTCGGCGATGTAGCGCAGATAGGCCGGGTTGTCGTCGATCAGGAGCTTGCGGCCTTCCAGCTTGTATTCCGGCGTCTCGCCGTCCTGGCCGACCGACAGCACGCGCAGGCAATCGCCTGGCAGCGTGAATTGATACGTCCAATCGAACGCCGGCGCCGCCGAGTCAGGCGCCAGAGCCACCCGGCTGATGCAGCAGTTCCAGGGGTGCGAGCGGATCACCGCCTGGCGCGAGTTGTCCCAGAGGTTCGAGGCGATCACGGCCCGGTCGCTGTTCTCGGAAAACGATGCGATGGTGTTCTGTCCGAGCAACAGCAGCGCGTTCGAGCAGACCTGTACCTTCGAAGTCGCCATGCTTCAATCCTCTGAAACGAAAAGGGGCCGGCCACCCCGAGAGAGGCAGCCGGCGAAACTGACACGAGGCAGGAGGAACCTCATAGGTGTGTCAGGGTTCTTTGCTTAGGTACCGTCGACGTACTGGATGCGCACCGACATGGTTCCGGTGACAGCCGCCGTGCCGGACACGCCGGTCACGTCATAGCTGATCTTCGGGTCTTCGGTCAGGCCGAGGGCTTCCCAGATGCGCTTTTCCTTGTCGTCGATGTTGACCGCGCCGGACTCGTGCAGGACGTTGGTTTCGGCAACCGCAGCCGTCGCAACGTCGATCGCCGAGGCGAAGAAGTCGGCATCGACCACCGCGCCACCATCGGCAGCGGTCTTGTACAGACCGAGGTCGAGCGTGGCGCCGGAGGCGGACAGGTCATCGCAGGCGAAGAACACTGCCGAGACGCGGGCGCTCGACGGGATGCGGCAGAAGCGGTACGTCGAGCCCGCATCGCCGCCAGCAGCTTCGACGATGGCGACGGACTCGCGCAGGCGGCCGTGTTGGAGATAGGCGCCAGTCATGTCGACAGGCGTCGCGTCGGCGTTGGTTACCGCCGTGGACTTCAGGTTTTCAGCAGCCATGATTTATTTCCTCTCGTTCGTGGCGGGTTTAGTTGCAAGCGATCTGCATGACCTTCGCGTCCTCGATGCGGACGGCGCCCAGGCTCATGCAGGCATACGGCTGCATGGCGTAGGACTTGTCCGCACGCTCGGTGAGGCGGGTCGTGATCTCGGCACCGATGCCCAGCGCGACACCGGACTTTGCCCAGGCCAGCGCAAGGTCAGACGTGCCGTTGTTGGTGATGCGCTCCGAGGGAACGACGCCGAAGCCGAACAGCTTCTGGCCCTTCGGAATGTCGCCCGACATCATCGACATGACGGTGTTGTACTGCGTGTCCGTCAGCGTGGTGTCGTTCAGCATGTCCTCCAGCTGCTCGGACGTGTAGGCGATGTAAAGCTCTTCGCCGTTCTCGCCGTCGCATTCGTTGGTGCGGAAGTTCTTGCGCGCGGTGATCAGCTTGGCCTTGGTCAGGCCGGCAGAACCGTGGGCGATCTTCTGCGCCGAGGGAAGGGCAACGCCACCGGAAGACGAGCGGGCAGAGCCGTTCATCGCGGCAATGATCACATCATCCTTGGAGCGGTTCATCGCGGCGACGCCGGCCTTGAGGTAGGCGCTCGACGGATCGGCGAGCATCTTCTTCTTGTCCAGTTCATCGACCAGATCGGCCCACTCGTAGTCGTCCAGGTCGATATAGCGGGTGGAGTGCGGCGTCTCGATCAGCGGGGTGTCGCCGTGGCGCGTGGTCTTGCGCTGGGCGGCCGTGGCGCCGATGCGGTTCATCTTCTTCGACTCGCCGACGATGCCGGATTCGACAACGACCTTCGACTCGAAGCGCGACTCCGACTGTTGCGACAGATGGTAGAAGTTCGCCGAGAACTGCGTGACGAAAGCTTCGGTTACTTGAAAACTCATGATGTTTCTCCCGAAAAGGAATGAATGTGAATGCAGCGGTCTTTTCGGGTTGTTCGCTCATTTAGCCGATGGCCGAGCGGCCCAGGGTGATGCGGTAGTGCGGTCCTGCGGTGCGGGCTGGCGTGCAGTTGTTCCCGCTCTGTCCTGCTTCCCGGCTTGGCTGGCCTTGCGGTTGTTCAGCCTTGCCGGGGTTGTTGGTTATTTTTCCCTGTTAAACCTGATAATTTTGAATTTCAGTTCGTACATCGAATACCTGAAGCAAAGTGCATTGATTGCGTTCTTTGCTGCTGCCTTTGTAAGGAATACCAGCGGATCCGGTTCATCGGCCCATATATCCGGGGCAACGATTCCGGAGTACTTTCCGCCGACAACTTCGATTGCCCACAAATGATTTGCCTGAATTAGTTTTGGTTTCTCCATGATCATGCCGCCTTGCGCTGCTTCTGCCGGGCGGCGGCTTCGTGGTGTGCAGCGACCTTGGCCTTGACCGAGGCGTGCTTCGGATGCTTCGGATCCCAATACGGCGAATCCTTCGCCATCAGTTCGTCGAGGCTTTCCGCCGCGAGGATCGAGTCGCCACCGACGCCGGGATCCTCCTGCATTTCGCGGCCGACCTTGGCGAGGATCTTGATCACCGCAGGCATGTTGCCGATGCGGTTGATCTCCTTCATGTCGGACTCGTCGGCGTAGGCATTGAACGCCTTGAACGCGAGACGGACGTTCTCCGTCAGCTGCTCGGGCGTCTTGTAGAAGCTCTTCAGCGATTCCTCGGCCTTGCCGCGCCCGAAGTTGACCATCTGCTCGGCCATGCTCGGGATCAGCGCGGCGTACTCGCCCATGACTGCCTGGTACTGCT